CTGACCCTAGATATGCTGAAACTCAGCGACGTGCCACGGTAAAAGACATACAAGCAAAGGTAAAAACTGCTGCCGAATTAAAAAAAGACCTAGATGCTGCAGTAAAGGCTCAAAAAGCAAATCAAAAAGAGATAACTAAAGAAGCGGGAGTTCTTGCTAATCTAGACTCTAATGCAGACAACATCGCTGACAATCCAAACAATCAAGCGACCCTAAATACCAAAATTGCTGCATTCAAGGTTTTAGAACAAAAGAAAGCCAGCCTTCAAAAAAGCATTACAAGCCTTGAAAAACAAGTTATTAGTGCTGATAGAAACCTTAATAATCAAAGCCTATTGTTAGCCAAACTAGACTCAATTACAGGAGTAACAAGCGACGTTTTAATTAAAGGTGGCACAGGTAATGGTACAAACCCTCCATCTACTGCTGGAGGTGCTCAAGTCATAGGAGGCTACGTTTACAACATTCCTATGATGAGGTCTGCTTATTTTGCCAGTAACGGTCTTCAGTCTCGTTTAACGGATGCTGGAGTCAATACTCCAGCAGGTATGAAGAATGCTCAAGATGATGCTTTTAACAATAATGCTACTCGTGGTGCTATTCAAATGAATGCAGAGACCGCAAAATACCTAAAAGAAAAAATTCCAAATAAGAAGGGCCAGAAAAGAGACCCTAATGCGTATGGGTTTGCTTTTCACTATAACCCAACTGCTGTTCAAATGAGTTATGGAACATTATCAGACGTATCTCCTGAGTTACTTCAATATGGAGAAGGCACTAAGTTTAATCCTATTACTCCTCTTGGCGATAGCAAAATATCCTTCACCCTATACTTAAATCGAATTGATGACTTAAGTTACATAACAGAAGACGGCTTATTGCAAATGCCTGAAATAATAAAAGGAACTGAAATAATACGAACCATTGAGTCTACCGACTTATATCCAGTAAAAGTTTTACCTGAAACCCTTAAAGAAATTTATAAAAAAGGCACAATGTATGACCTTGAGTTTCTTTTTAGAGCGGTGCATAGTGGTAGCAACGACTACACAAGTGCACTCCGTGGAAAAACAAGTGATATTGGATGGATTGCAGGTATTGCCGTTGAGTGTCACCTTGGCAAGAACTTAAGGTTTTTGGGAAGAATAGATGGATTATCGGTTAATCATTTTCAATTTAACGAACGAATGGTTCCTACACTAACTACTGTAGGTATAACCGTCTCTCGTTTCTACGACATTCCAGCAGCAGATTTAAAGCGGGTGAAATAACTATGATTTTTTTAGATAGCAGGTATGCTGACGGTAAAATCATTCGTCCTTACAATGTGGGTCGTAAAACTTACGAACTAACTGTTTTAAGAGACTTCCCCGACATCCTGACCTCATTTATTTCCTACGAATGGGTAGAAGGAGACCGAATTGACCTTGTTTCTGCTCGTTTTTTTGGTGAGCCTGAGTACTGGTGGCAGATTTTAGACGCAAATCCTGAAATTATAAATGCTACAGAGATTCCAATTGGCACAATTTTAAGGATACCTAATGTCGCTTAGAAATGTTGCAGAAGGCTATCAAGCCCGAATAAATACGTCGTTCTCAGTTACTTACCCTGAGTTTGCTGCAATTACTTTGCAACCCTATCAGATTGTTCTTCATCAAGAAGAGCGTTCCCACGATGTTGCCATTTTAAAGTATCAAATCTTTAGCAACTTCTTTTTTAAAGCACTAAAAACAGGAACACCTGTGTCTTTTTCTTGGAGAAATAGCCCTAAAAATAAAGGCACTTTTGTTGGGCACGTTGTAAAAGTTAAGAGACTTAAGGCTGCTCAAGCACAACAAGAACTTGAAATTCACTGTGTTGCATCTTCTTTTGCCTTAAAGCAGACTAAAAACAATACTTGGAAAAACAAAACCGCTTCAGATATAGTCCAAGATATAGGAAAGCAAACTAAACTAAAAACTGTAGTAACCCCTAACTCAACTAAATTTACTCAAATTTCCCAGTATGGAAAAAGTTATTGGGAGTTTTTAAATGAACTTGCTTTTAAAATCGGGTATGTCATGTATGTAAAAGATGCAACTTTATACTTCCAAGATATTGATGAAGTCATTGACAAGCAAGTTGGGTCAATCCCCTTACTAAATTTTGAAACAGAGTTCGCTCCGCCATTCCACTCTCCCATCGAAAGAACATTAGATAAATTTGAACCTATTGTCTCTGATATGGTTGAAGATGACGACCAGCCAAGAAAAAGCAATAAACTACTTTCAGGAATTGACCCAATAACCGCTAAAGTTTACGGAAGCAAAAAAGCACCAACTTCAAGTCGGGGATTAAAAAAGGCTCAGTCTGAGATTATTTTTGATGACAATACAAGTTTTGATGTTACAAATAGCAAGATGTTTGCAGATTCCTTAGCAAAAGGAAAAGCAGATAGAGCACGCATGTCAATGCCAGCAAAGTTTTCGGGTCAAGGGGATTCAAGAATTCGTCCGTATGGAGTTGTTGAAATATCTGGAATTGACGAAACTACCGATGGCTATTGGTTAGTTAGAAGCGTGACACATACCATGAATAAAGTTGGGCATTATCAATGTGAGGGGGTTCTTGTTACAGACGGACGTGGTTTAAAAGTACAATCTTCTCGTCGTACGCAAACGGGCACTGTTCCTACATTAAATCTTACTAATAGGGGTAATGGAGAAAAATTAACTAAAAGTAAACCCCCTAAACTTTCACAACCACAATTTTCTTTTTCTCAAACTAAGAGTGGTTACACTCAAAACAAAAGAACTTGGAAGGTGTAATCATGGCAGAAATAGCAATCTCGTTACCTTTTTCACTAGATGCTTATGGGCGAATTACCTCAACAGCGTCTCAACAAAAGATTTTTTCAGATAGGGTCTTATCCGTCATTGGAACAAACCTGAAAGAACGGGTTATGTTAGTAGAGTTTGGTACGAAAGTTACCTCATACCTTTACGGTTCTATTGAGAAGGCTATATCAGCCATTCCAGGGGAAATTGAGCAAGCGTTTGCCAAATTTTTACCTACCCTTACCTACTCAAATACAGACGTTATTTATGATGAACAGACTGGAACTCTCCTTCTTGATATTATCTACGAACTGCCAAACGGAGAAAAAAATTCGACGACTTTGGAAATTGTTGCAATTGCAAGTAAAAACCCACCAGTGCAGGAGACCCTATAATGGCTGAAGATAACTTAGTAAATGTCGACTACACCAGTCGAGATTACTACGCCCTACGTGACGAACTTATTGCACGAATTAAGTTTAGAGTTCCAGAGTGGCAAGGCTCAGATGAGTCTGACTTTGGCTTGGCTTTGGCTGAGTCCTTTGCTTACATGGGAGATGTAGCAAACTACTATATTGACCGTATTGCAAACGAAAACTTTTTGGCAACAGCCACACAGCGAGAATCTATTTTATCTACGGCTGAAACCTATGGGTATGCTCCAAGTGGATACTCAAACGCTCTAGTTGATGTTACGTTCTATAACAACTCAAATGCTCAACAAACGCTTCCTGCAGGAACTCGTGTATCAGGCGACATTATTACTGATGACGAAACAGTCACTGTCTCGTTTACTACTTTAAATGCTGTCACCATTCCTGCTTTTGCAAACAGTGTGCGTGGACAAGCCTCAACCTTATGTGAAGAGGGTATCTCTAACACTGTAGAGGCTGGCAGCGTTTACGGAGTTCTTTTAGGCTCTTCAAATGGAAGTTCTGAACAAACTTTCGACATTGACGATGACCCAGTTGTTTTAGATAGCATCAACGTCTATGTTGAAAGCGGTAATACTTTTGGACTCTGGACGCGTGTTCAACACTTAATTGACTATGGTCCAAATGATGCGGTGTACACCGTTCGATTTGATAGTAATAACCGTTTGTTTGTTGTATTTGGTGACGGTGTGTCAGGAGCAGTTCCAACACTTCACGCTGCTATTAGAGCAACTTATACTATTGGTGGTGGAAGTGTAGGCAACATTAAAGCAGGTATTATTACGACGTTAGAATATGTTCCTGGATTATCTGAACAACAAGTTGCTTCTCTTTCAGGAATAATCGATGTAAGTAACACTACTGTTGGTGCTGGTGGATTAAACCCAGAGTCAAACGCTTCAATTAGAACAAATGCTCCCTTGTTCTTACGTGCACAAAATCGTGCAATTACAATTGACGATTACCAAAACCTTGCGTTAGCAGTTGAGAACTGTGGAAAAGCAAAGGCAGTATCTAGTGGTTATACCTCAGTAACCATGTACATTGCTCCACGTAGAGAAGATGTAGACGGTGACCCAACTCCTGGCATTACTGACGTAGCAGGTACGCCAACTGCTAACACAGAGTGGACAGCACTTAGAGATAGAGTAGTAGCGTTTATGGCAGATAAGACATTAGCGGGAGTTACTCTTACCCTTACTCAACCAACTTATGTTCCTGTATCACTGGGTATTCAGTATAAGTTAGACCCTGCTTACACTACAGCCGTAGCAGAACGTACTTTAAAGCAAGCCTTAATCTCTAACTTTGGCTACAACTACGTAAGTTTTGGGGAAAGAGTCTCTGTTCAAGATGTTGAATTTGTGATTGCTAATATCCCAGGAATTTTACGAGCCAAGTGTCAGTACCTGTACAAAACGGGTGCGGGACAAGGCGTGTCTATCATCCAGGGATTAGATAATG